TAATAATAAAAAATGGTATTAAATATCCAGGAAATGAGCACATGGGTGCCTTTGGTTGTGACAGTTACGATATTAGTGGTGTCGTTGGCGGCGGCGGCTCTAACGGAGCTTTACATGGATTAACTAAATTTTCAATGGAGGACGTACCTCCTAATCATTTTTTTTTAGAATATATTGCAAGACCCTCCACTGCGGAAATGTTTTTTGAGGATGTGCTTATGGCTATAGTGTTTTACGGTATGCCGATATTATGTGAAAACAACAAACCAAGACTGCTTTACTATTTAAAGCGTAGAGGGTATAGAGGCTTTAGTATTAATAGGCCGGATAAAACATATAATAAATTATCAGTGGCAGAAAGAGAAGTAGGGGGAATACCCAACTCAAGTGAAGATATTAAGCAAGCACACGCATCCGCAATTGAAACATATATAGAAGATTTCGTAGGAGAGAAAGTAGATGGTTATGGAGATGTCTATTTACAAAGAACATTGCAAGATTGGGCTAAGTTCGATATAAACAATAGAACAAAGCACGATGCATCCATAAGCTCGGGTTTAGCTTTAATGGCTTGTAATAAGCACAGGTACACACCTAGAGCTGCCACGCAGAAAAAAGTGTATACTTTAGGATTTAAAAAATACAATAACGAGGGAGCTACTTCAAAAATAATATAATAAATGAATGTAAGTACAAATATTAATAGTCCATTTCCTGATCAGGTAGTAAGTGACGCTGAAAAAGCTACACTAGATTACGGATTACAGGTGTCAAGGGCTATTGAGCAGGAGTGGTTTAACTATGGCGGTGCCGGGTCAAACAGATACGCTGCTAACTGGAATAACTTTCATAACCTAAGGCTTTACGCTAGAGGAGAACAAAGCGTGCAAAAGTACAAGGATGAATTAGCTATTAATGGCGATTTGTCTTATCTTAATTTAGACTGGAAGCCAGTCCCAATACTTTCAAAATTTTCAAATATTGTTGCTAATGGTATTACGCAAAAGCAATACGATATAACGTCTTACGCACAAGATCCTCAGTCTTTAAAGAAAAGAACGGATTACGCTGAAGCTATAGCTTTTGATATGCAAACAAAAGACGCTAGAGCCATAGCTAACAAGATTATCTCTAATGATATGAGCAGGTCTCAAATATCTGATAGTAATTTACCTGAGTCTATGGGAGAAAGAGATCTCCACATGCAACTAGCTTACAAGCCTGCTATAGAAATAGCCGAAGAAGAGGCTATAAATACAGTGTTAGATACAAATGAATATGATTTAACAAGGGCTCGTGTAAATCAAGATTTAGTTAATATCGGTATAGGAATAACCAAAACTTCTTTTAATACAGCCGAGGGGATAGTTGTTGATTATGTTGATCCCGCGTATTGCGTGTGGTCTTACACTGAAGATCCTAATTTTGAAGATATATATTACGTAGGAGAAGTTAAATCTATAACTATACCTGAGCTTAAAAAAGAATTTCCTCATATATCTAATGAAGAATTACAGCGCATTCAAAAGTTCCCAGGAAATCGCAGAATGATTCGCGGCTTTGAAAATTACGATTATAATACTGTTCAAATATTATACTTTGAGTATAAAACATATACTGACCAAGTATTTAAAATAAAGAAAACAGATAATGGTTTAGAAAAAGCTATTGAAAAAACAGGGGCTTTTAATCCTCCTCCTAATGATAATTTTGATAGGGTATCAAGGTCAATAGAGGTATTATATGAAGGAGCTAAGGTAGTTGGCACCGATATTATGCTTAAATGGGAAATGTCTGAAAATATGACCCGGCCGCTAGCAGATACTACAAGAGTTGAAATGAGCTACTCAATGTGTGCTCCCAGAATGTACAAAGGCATTATACAATCGCTTATAAGTAAGTGTATTGGGTTTGCTGATGTTATTCAATTAACACATCTTAAAATGCAACAAGTATTATCAAGAATGGTTCCTGACGGAGTATTTTTAGATGTAGACGGGCTAGCAGAAGTTGATTTAGGTAATGGAACAAATTACAACCCACAGGAGGCATTAAATATGTATTTCCAAACCGGTTCGGTTGTTGGTAGATCAATGACACAGGAAGGGGATATGAATAGAGGTAAAGTTCCTATACAGGAATTATCTAGTTCTTCAGGCATTGGTAAAATGCAGTCTTTAATTACCGCATACAACTACAACATGCAAATGATTAGAGATGTAACCGGATTAAATGAGGCTCGAGATGGAGCAATGCCTAACCCCGATGCTTTGGTCGGATTACAAAAAATGGCAGCAAACGCCTCGAACACAGCTACCAAACATATACAAGATGCCAGCATACAATTAACATTAAGCACTTGTGAAAACATATCTCTCAAGATAGCGGATGTTTTAAGCTTTCCGTTAACTAAAAATGCTTTAATGAACAGTGTGTCTACATTTAACGCAGAAACTCTTAAGGAAATAAAAAACCTTAATTTGCATGATTTTGGTATATTTTTAGAGCTGGAACCAGACGACGAAGAAAAAGCGGAGTTACAACAAAATATACAGATAGCCTTACAAACAAAAGAAATAGATATTGAGGACTCAATTGATATAAAGCAGATTAGAAATCTTAAGTTAGCAAATGAAATGCTTAAGCTTAAGCGCAAAAAGAAAAAAGAAAGAGAGCAGGCTTTGGTTCAGCAAAATATTCAGGCTCAGGCTCAAGCAAACGGCAAAGCATCTGAGCAGGCGGCTATGGCTGAAGTGCAAAAGCAACAAGCTCTAACAGCAGAAAAAGTTGCAATAGAACAAGCTAAATCTAACTTTGAAATGCAAAGAATGCAAGCTGAGGCGCAGATTAAAAGGCAATTGATGGCCACTGAATTTCAATATAATATGCAATTAGCGAAGGTTAGCGCTAACAATTTAAAACAAAAAGAAGACAATTCCGATGCGGCAAAGTCTAAAAGGATAGAAAAAGAAGGAACACAACAAAGTCAACTTATAGAGCAGCGCCAAACACAGGGGACACCTAAAGATTTTGAAATAAACGAACAAGATGCCATGCAAAGCTTTGATCCCTCTCAACTTACGGCGTAGTAAATAAGTATTTAATAATTATATAATATCATATCATGAGTGAAAAAGCAGAAGGGACTTTTAAAATAAAGTCTAAAAAAAAATTAACAGATCAAGAGCTAGGTGCTAAAAACAGGGAACCCTTAATTGATATACCTAACAATGTAACTAAAGTAGTAATTCCTAAAGAGACAACAGATATCGTTCAAGAGCCAAGTGCAAAGGAAGTCGATGCACACGAACCTTCCAAAGATAGCAAAGAAGTAGTCCAAGAAGTATCCAATCCAGTCATTAAAGAAATTACCGAAGAAAATAAGCCAAAAGATAAAGTAGAAATACCCGTTGCCCCTAAACCTGTGCTACCAGAAAATATTACTAAGCTAGTATCGTTTATGGAAGAAACAGGTGGTACCCTGCAGGATTACATTAGGCTAAACACTAATTACGACGATGTAGATCGCGACGTTTTAGTTAAAGAATATTACAAAACCACTAAATCCCACTTAAGTGCAGAAGAAATCGATTTTATGATTGATGATAGCTTTGCATTTGACGAGGATATAGACGAGGAGCGAGACATCCGAAGAAAAAAACTCGCATATAAAGAAGAGGTTGCAAAAGCCCGTAAGTTTTTAAATGATACTAAAGATAAGTATTATGATGAGATCAAGTTGAACTCACCTAAATTGTCTGGAAATCAACAAGAAGCTTCGGACTTTTTTAATCGATATAAAGAGGACCAGGAAAGAAACGCTAATAACCATGAAAAGTTTAAAGCTAACACTAATCAATTACTTAATGAACAATTCGAAGGTTTCGATTTCAGTTTAGGTGATAAAAAATTTAGGTATGGCATACAAAACCCCTCGCAGGTAGCAGAAAAACAATCAGATCTTAACAACTTCATAGGAAGGTTTCTTGGAGAAGATGGCACGATTGAAGATACCGCGGGTTATCATAAAGCGTTATATGCAGGTGCGAATGCTGATAAAATAGCAAACCACTTTTACGAACAAGGCAAAGCAGATGCTATTAGAGATGTTGTAAACAAATCTAATAATACATCAAGTGTTGTTAGAAAAGCAGCCCCAACAGGAGCAGCTAAGTTTGGTGCATATACCGTTAAATCAGTTTCCGGGGCGGACTCATCAAAACTAAAAATCAAAAAATTTAAAAATTATTAAAAATGGCAAGTACATTAACACCACAATTTGGGAGTTTAATCCCAACACAAGTACCACAGTTGTTACAAAGTAACTATTTACAGTGGAACAAAAATGACGACGGAGCAGGAAACGTACCAGACAACTTTTCTGACTTTGCACAGCAATATTTACCAGAAATCTACGAAGCTGAAGTAGAGCGTTATGGAAACAGAACGTTATCTGGGTTTTTAAACATGGTTGGCGCTGAAATGCCAATGACATCTGATCAAGTAATTTGGTCTGAGCAAAATCGCTTACATATCTCTTACGAGGGAGTTACATTCGCAGCTTTTGCAGCAGG